CAAAATGTATTTTTACTGCGGTGTATTTCTGCCAATAGGTCCTTGTTTGTAAGATATTTGATTTTTTTCATAATTTGTGAACGTTCTCCTAATATTTATTATAATAGCATATAATGAAAGAAATAAATAGAGTAAAGATAAGGAAATTTTACCAAAATGTTAAGCATAAACCCTCTTTCAACATTAGTTGCTAAAATAACAACAGCAACCACAGAAGCGATACAGGCCGCCGAAGCATCTGTTCCTCAAATTGAAAACGCTTTGGAAAAAGCAAAGATAGATGAAACGGTTGGAAAGTTCGGTGGTGCTATTGGAAGTGGTTTAAACCAAGCAACGGCGGAAGGTCTTATTGCTGATGCAGGAACGGCAATGGGCAAGGCATCGTCGGTGATCTCTTCACAGGTTGGTGCTGACTCAATTACATCCTTGGCTGCTAACACAGGCAATATTGGAGCCGCAGCAGCAGGCGCAACAGCGATAGGAGATAAAATTAAATCAATAGGAGGAGCCGCAGCCGGTGCATTAACCGGATCCGATATAACATCTTCCTTGAGTGATTTAACAGGTGGAAGCCTAGCAGGCGGTTTTAAATCAGTCGCTAAAGATATTTCCAAGGCCGCTGGTGCACTTAATGATTTCCTTAGTCTCAAGAGAGGAGAAAATTTACCCAAGGATGGTGAATTATTTGAACAGTCCGGATCTCCAATACAATTATCGCCACAAACAGGAAATGATTGGCGTGTAAGAATAAATTGTGATTGGAGCATTTTTGGCAGTCCTCTTTTTTCTAGATTTAAAAATGGCGGTGTGGTATTTCCTTATCAACCACAGGTGACATTTTCAACCAAGGCAAATTATTCTTCGATAGATCCAGTTCATAATAACTATCCATTCCAGGCATACAAAAACAGCCAGGTAGATGACATATCGATTACCGGCAAGTTTACCGCTGAAACAGAAATGGATGCTGAATATTGGATTGCCGCAACAACTTTCTTTAGAACAGCAACAAAAATGTTCTTTGGTAAAGGAGCAAATGTTGGCGCACCTCCGGTAATATGTATATTAAATGGTTACGGCGCAAATGTTTTTGACAATGTTCCTGTTGTTATAAAAAGTTTTTCGGTTGATTTACCAGAGGATGTGAACTATGTTAAATGTTCATTGACCGGAAGTGCAACGTGGGTGCCTATCATTAGTAGCATAACCGTAATGCTAACTCCTGTATACAACAGAAGAAACCTAAGACAGTTCAGCCTACAGGATTATGCAAAAGGATCATTAAAGACACCAACAGGACAAGGATACATTTAATATGGCAACATACAGTCAATCTTCACCGTGGGCAACAACCAAGCAAAATAATCTATACATGGAACTGCTCAACATCAGACCAGTTCCTGCTGAAAAGGATGATTATCTTTATACCATAGAAAATCAATATAAGCACAGACCAGACCTATTAGCATATGATCTTTATGGTGATCCTAAACTATGGTGGGTGTTTGTTCAAAGAAACATGGAAACAATCAGCGATCCAATCTTTGATTTCGAGCCAGGAACAAAAATTTATATTCCTAAGAAATCTAATTTAAATAGATATTTAGGAGTTTAACGTGGCTGAAGCCGAATTCATTGAACGTAGACTAGTAGAAACCGCATCCGGTCGACTGGATACGAGAAGCAGAAATATAGACAGAACACAGTCCTATATTGACGTGCAGAAGCGTGGCGGAACGGTAAGAATATACGGAACGCAGGAACAATTAGATAGATACCAAAATAAAAAGCCTGACGGCTCTCCCAATCAAATTACTAAAGCAGAAACAGCAATACCCCAGGGAATAGTCGACCTATCTAAGAGTGAAAGCGATAAGGCCGTTAATGAAATTGTAAACGGTAAGTCAACCATAAAGCCTGATACCAACGCATCAACAAGCGGAGTGGCAGGATCAAATCTAGAAAACATCATACGGAATCCATTAGAAACTTTTGCTTCCTATTCTCCTTTATGGACGCTGGCGGTTCTTACACCGCAGCAATTTAATAATCCTCTTTCTTATAGGAATGCAAATGGATTATCCTTTGGAGGTCAATCGTTTGATGTTAAAACAAAATTTGTTGATGACGATGGAGGATTCGAAGGAGAAAAAACAACAACACTGGAAAGCGGAATAATTTTTTCAAGTGCTGGTAGAGGAGATCAATACAGAACCGCAACGGCTTTCGGAACACCGGAATACTACATAGACAATTTTGAAATGACTTCAGTTGTTGCTGCCAATACTAAAACTGGAAACCAGAATGCTATATCATTTACATTTGATATCATGGAACCTTACAGCATGGGATTATTATTGCAGACCTTACAGGTTGCGGCAATTAAAGCAGGATATGTAAACTATCTCGATTCGCCTTTCCTATTAAAATTAGATCTAGTTGGATATGGCGAAGATGGTAAGGTTATCAAAACAATTAAACCCAAATTTTTTGTTGTTAAATTAAAAAAAGTTACATTCAATGTCGATGAGACCGGAAGTAAGTATGCGGTTGAAGCATATCCTTTCAATCACCAAGGTTATGCAGATACTGTTGATACTGCCTGGACTGACATAAACATTCAGGCAACAACAGATTCATCAACAGATACTGCTCTAGATCCTGATGAAAGAGGAACAGTGAGAGATGTTCTAGCAACAGGACAGAAGAGTCTTGTAAAACTTTTGAATGACAACGAGCAGCAACTGGTTAACGAAGGCAAGTATAAAATTAAGGACATTTACGAAATACAGTTTCCGGAATCTTCCAGTGATTTTATTTCTCATGAAGGAAGCGATAACACCCAATCGGATCAAGGAGCAACTGTTACTCCGGGTGGACCTCCTGGACGTTCTGTTAGTAGTGGTAAAAAGTTAAACACAACAAACAAGAACATTGGTAATAATGCAATCGCAAAATCAGATTTTGGATTTGATGTGGGCGAAGGCGGTAACTTTCCATTCAAGGATGAAAAGGATGTTATCGATGAAGAAACAGGAAGAGTTAAGCGCGGTGTGATGCAGATAGATGAAAAGGCAAGATCCTTCCATTTTATGCAGAGTCAAAAATTAACAGATATCATCACGCAAGTTATTCTTAGTTCGACGTATGCCAAAAAAGCAACGCAAGAATCTCTAACAGCAGACGGTTTTATAAACTGGTTTAAGATTGACGTTCAGGTAGAATTTTTAGAATACGATGATCTAATTGGTGATTTTGCAAAAAAATATACCTTTAGAGTTGTTCCTTTTAAGGTCCATTCTAGTGTGTTTGGAAATCCAAATGCAGTTCCGCCTGGCCTAGCAGAATTAGAAAGAAAAATTGTAAAGAGATATGATTATATCTACACAGGGCAAAATGTTGACGTTCTAAATTTTGAAATTAAAATTGACTATTTGTTCTATTCAGGAGCGAATCCTGCAACGGAATCAAAAACTAAAAATGAACAGAACATGGATAACAAGGGTGTCAAGGAACAAACAGCCAAGGAAGTAAAAACGCAGGAAGGTGAAGAAAAGAAAGCACAAACTGCCAATCTTGGTAAGAGTAAGATCAAGAAAGATCCTGGAATGTTTTCCATGATGAAGGGCGGTTCCGGTTCAACAAATGTAGAACAAAAGGTAGCAGAAAATTTTCAGAATGCATTTATAAATGTTACCAGTGCTGACTTGGTAAAGGTAGATTTAGATATTGTTGGTGATACGTTCTGGTTAGTTGATAGCGGCTTATCAAATTATTTTGCGAAGGAATCCGACACTTCGAGCCAGTTGACAGAAGATGGCACAATGAACTACGAAGGTAGCGATATCTATATCTACATAAGTTTTAGAACGCCTGCGGATATCAACACAAAAAGAGGCTTGATAGAATTTTCCTACAAGGATAAGGAAAGTCCTTTTAGTGGAGTATACAGAGTGTATAAGTGCATCAGCCATTTTGAAAGTGGTAAATTTACACAGACCTTGCAGTGCGTTAGAATGCAAGCACAGCCTCAAGACTTTGACGGCAAAACAACAACGGTTAACAAACAAACATCAACACAAGTTAAAATTGGTGGTGAATCTAAACCCAAGGATAATCCTTCGGAAAAAACAAGTTCATCAGCAACTGACACCATTCCTGCGGGAACACAAGGAAATGAAACAGACGGTAGTGTGAGTGGTCTTAATATTGATATTGATGGACCATAAGGATAAGATTTAAATGGCAATACAAAGAAGAACTCCTAGAAAAGAATCCTTAGGCATTTCGCTTGGAACGGGTGTATATCTCGCCAAGGTTGTTAGTGTAATGGATACTACATTCAATGGTAGACTAAAAGTTACACTGCTCAAGGATCAAGGAAATGACATAGGTTCTGATAGACAATCATATATTGTAAACTATGCATCACCATTCTTTGGTTATACCCCATTTGAAGCAATGGGTAGAAATAATACAGATTTTAATGACACACAAAAATCATATGGAATGTGGTTTGTTCCACCGGACGTTGGTGTAACTGTAATGTGTGTGTTTGTGGATGGAGATCCAGGAGAGGGGTATTGGTTTGCTTGTTTGCCACCTAGTTTTGCTAACCACATGGTTCCCGCCATAGGAGCAACCACAGAAGTAGATTTAACAGATGCTGATAAGAAAAAATATAATACAAAACAGCCTTTGCCCGTAGGAGAAATAAACAAAAGATTTAATTCTCAGGATAACGAAAAGAATGCGGAACTAATCAAGAAACCCGTTCATCCAATTGCTGATCATTTCTTGGAGCAAGGAACGTTAGAAGATACAATTCGAGGAACGTCAACATCAACGGCAAGGCGCTCAACACCTAATGCCGTTTTTGGAATTAGCACACCAGGACCATTGGACTGGAGAGACGGATCCAAGAGAATGAATATCGGTGCAGCAGATAATCAATCGTTGTCTGGTGTTCCAGTAAGCAGACTAGGCGGATCACAATTTGTAATTGATGATGGAGACGATAGATATCTTAGAACAACACCTGCTGGTGAAGGTCCTGTTGAATACGTGGATGTATTGAATAAGGAAATTGTTGGAACTGGTGAAAAAACAAATAAAAAAGGCAGTCCGACTATTCCTGTAAATGAATACACGAGATTACGAACAAGAACAGGACATCAGATTCTTCTTCATAATTCTGAAGATTTAATCTACATAGGAAATTCTAAAGGCTCTGCTTGGTTAGAACTTACAAGTAATGGAAAGATTGATATCTATTCAGCGGATAGCATTAGCATTCATACCGAAACTGATCTAAACATCAAGGCAGATAGAGATATTAATCTTGAAGCAGGAAGAAACATAAGCATGAAAGCAACTGCCGAATATGACAGCAAGGAAAATGCACATAGAATGGATGACCAAGGAAATCCTCTTCCTAAAATTAATACCGCTGGTAATCAAGAAGCGGGCAGAATACAATTTGAAAGTGCTTTTAACATGAACCTGTTGATAGGTGCAAATGGTAAGATTGAAACAAGAAGTTATAAAAATTCAGAGGATGTATTAGTCGCTGGCGATTTGGATATTAATGTGATAGGAAATACGAGAATAGAACAGGCAATTAATCTTGATGTCAAGACAGGGTTGAGAACTTCTCTTACTGCTGGTGCTAACACAGAAATTTTAAGCACAGGGCAGCACATTGAAACTGCCTCACAGATACACATGAATGGTCCGGATGCTAGGACTGCGGATAGTGCAAAAACTATTGCGGGTCTATCCATTCATCAAAACATTTACACAAATACAGATGCAGGCTGGGCAATGTCACAATATCAGGCTGGATCTATTAAATCTATAATGAAAAGAATTCCTATGCACGAGCCTTGGGCGCAACACGAAAACAATTCACCTGCGTTCCAGACACCAACATTTACAGATAGGGAAATAGGAACGGAGGAGTAACATGAGCAACAAACTATACAATCAAACAAAGGTTGCTGTTAACAAAGCATCAGTCGGAGATAAGGGAACAAGTTCTTTTACATACAAAGGATTTAGTTCTTCTGAATCAGCGAAAGGATTTAAACTGTATGATCTCGACCTAGTCAAACAGGACATTATCAATCATTTCTATATTAGAAAGGGTGAAAAGTTAGAAAATCCTGAGTTTGGAACGATTATTTGGGACATGATATTTGAACAGTTTACTGAAGAAGTTAAAACCATGATAAGCAAGGATGTGGAAACCATAATAAACTACGATCCTAGGATTGCGGTAAACAGTGTCCAGGTAGATAGCACTGAACAGGGCATGAGAATTCAAGCAGATATAGTATACATTCCTTTCAATGTTAATGAAAGAATGACCTTTGACTTTGACAGAAATAACTCGGTTATAAAGTAAGCAGTTAATGAATAGTGCTAAATATTACAATAGGATTAGCAAATGAGCACAACTGATAGACAGACTAATTTAATACTCAACGAAGACTGGAAACGCATATATCAAACCTTTAAAAATGCGGATTTCAAGTCCTACGATTTTGAAAATTTACGCAGGGTTATCATTACATATCTGCGTGAAAACTATCCAGAAGATTTTAACGATTACATTGAAAGTTCTGAATATCTTGCGCTCATAGATGCTGTCGCCTTCCTGGGACAGAGCCTGTCATTTAGGATTGATTTAGCCAGCAGAGAAAATTTTATTGAATTAGCAGAAAAGAAGGAAAGTGTTTTAAGAATTGCAAGAATGCTTTCATACAATGCAAAGCGTAATATTGCTGCACAGGGCCTATTAAAATTTACTTCAGTTTCAACAACTGAAAGCATTACTGATAGCAATGGTAGAGATCTATCACAGCAAACAGTTAGATGGAATGATCCTTCAAACTCAAACTGGGCAGAACAGTTTATATTAATTCTAAACACAGCAATGTCTGACAACACTGAGTTTGGAAGAAGCCAAGGTTCTGCAACCATTCAGGGAATTCCAACAGAACAATACAGATTTAGAACAACAACCACTGATGTTCCTTTATACACATTTTCAAAATCAGTAGCAGGAAGATCAATGTCCTTTGAACTGGTAAGCACATCATTTAAGGATGCAGAAGAAATTTATGAAGAAGCACCAACTCCAGGCAACCAATTAGGTTTTGTCTACAGACAGGATGGACAGGGAGCAGGAAGTGCCAATACAGGTTTCTATCTAATGTTCAAGCAGGGAAGTTTAGAACTTGCTGACTTTACAATTCAAACACCTACCACAAATGAAACGGTAGCAGTTGAAAGCCAGAATATTAATAATGATGACGTTTGGTTATTTAAATTAAACTCGCTTGGCGCACAGCAAGAACAGTGGACACAGGTTTCAACGCTAACAGGTAATAACATTGCCTATAACAGTTTAATAGGTAATATTAAAAACATCTATTCGGTCGCAACAAAACAAAACGATACGGTGGATTTAGTTTTCGCCGATGGTGTGTATGGAAATTTACCACAGGGATCTTTTAGAACCTACTACAGAGTCAGTAATGGTTTAAATTATGTAATTGCTCCTAACGAAATGAAAGGTATTAGCATCAACGTAAGTTATACCAACAAGGCAGGAGTTGCTCATACACTTACAATAGGAATGGGATTACAATACAGCGTTACTTCTGCTTCGGCTACTGAGTCCGTTGATACAATTAGAAGAAATGCACCGGCACAGTATTATACACAAAATAGAATGGTTACTGGTGAGGATTATAATCTAGCACCACTATCCAGTTCGCAGAATATTCTAAAAGTAAAAGCAATTAATAGAACATCCAGTGGAGTTTCTAGAAATTTTGATATTATAGATGGAAGTGGAAAATACAGTTCTGTAAATGTTTTTGCAGACGACGGTTATATCTATAAAGAAGAAGGTGAAAAAACTCTTAACTTTAAGTTTACAAATAGAACTGACATAATAAACTTTATTAGAAATAGCGTTGAACCGGTATTCAATAGCACTGATGTTTATAATTTTTATCTTACAAAGTTTCCTAATATTCTTTTTAGTGAGAGAAATACCTTATGGGAAGCGGTAACAAATGATATCAATATAGGAACTGGTTATTTTACGAATGCCACTGATAGCAGTTTACTTAAAGTAGGAACCTATACCACAAACAGTTTGAAGTATCTTTCAGTTGGTGCAAACATTAAATTTGAAGCACCGGAAGGATATGCATTTAAGAAAGGGTTGTTAGTAACCATTGATGCAAATGATGTAGAACAAACAAGTTATTTGTGGACCAGAGTGGTTAAGATATCCGGCGATGGAACAAACGCAGGCCGCGGAACATTATCTTCCGGACTTGGACCAATAACATTTAATGATAATATTCCTACCGGAGCAATTGCAACCGAAATTGTTCCTAAGTTTATTAATGATTTAAATTCTTCTTTAGAATCAGCAATGGTTAATCAATTGGTTGCCAATCAAAACTTTGGTTTAAGATATGACAATACCACAAGCGAATGGAAAATAATCCAAACACAAAACTTGGATTTAACAGGAGCATTTAGTTTAGGTAAGGCAGGAGACATAACAAACGAAAATCTTGATGCTTCGTGGGTTATGGCCTTTGTTAAGGATAACGATCAATACGTTGTAAGAATTAGAAAGTTGGATTATGTGTTTGGTAGCATTGAGCAGAATAGATTTTATTTTGATAAAAACGAAAAAGCATACAATAATTTAACAGGTGAGTTGGTTAAGGATAAGGTTCGCGTTCTAGGAATAAATTCAGAAAGCAATGGATCCTCGGAACTAAAGAAAGATTTTGATTTTGAAATCTCGGACACTATTTTATTTGATGACGGGTATGAAAGCACCAAGGAAATAAAATTAGCGTTTAGTGATTCGGACAGTGATGGTGTTGTTGATGATCCAGATTCATTTAAAAGAATTGTTGGCGAAGACCTTGATCTAAACTATCTATTCTTTGAAGAAACAAAGGATGAATACGGAACTACAATTTACACTCTTATTGAAAATGCTGAAGATACAATTCTAATAAAACAAAAAGAATCTTTGGTAAATGTAAATGATTATGACGATGGCCAATTAATTTACTTTTATGATTCTGCAGAAAACAGAGTTAAGAGGGTTGATAGAACGACCAATACATTAGTTTTAGAAAGCAAATACAGAGCAAACATCGGCAGAAAAAATATTAAGTTTCAATATACACATGCTGCGAGCGAGGATAGAAGAATCGATCCTAGCGTTACAAACATTGTGGATCTTTATATTTTAACCAAGTCATATGATAATTCATATAGAAATTATCTTGCAGGTGCAACAACAGAACCAGATGCTCCTACAACTGATAGTCTAAGAGTTGATTTTGGTTCCAGTCTAAATTCCATTAAAACAATCAGCGATGAAATAATTTATCATCCTGTCAAGTATAAAGTTTTGTTTGGTAGCACGGCCGTTGAAAAACTACAGGCACAGTTTAAGGTTGTTAAGAATCCTAATAAAACATTAAACGATAATAATCTAAAGGTAAGAATTGTAAATGCCATAAACGAATTTTTCGCTATAAACAATTGGGACTTTGGAGATAGATTTTATCTAAGTGAATTAACAACATATGTGATAAACTCTGTATCTCCGGATATTACTAATTTTGTTATTTTACCAAGACAACAATCTCAAGCATTTGGAAGCCTGTTTGAAATTCAAAGCAAACCGGATGAAATTTTTGTTAGTGGCGCCACAGTCGATGATATAGAAATAGTGGCAAGCATTACCGCTGCTGAAATCAAGGCTGGTTCAAGTTCAGTAGTGAGTAATACATAATGGCAGATAAAGTTTACCCTAACAGTCAACTACCGATTAGAAAAAGTGAAAACTTTTTACCTAAGACGTTTCAAACAGATACAAACTCAAAGTTTTTATCTGGCGTAGTTGATCCTCTTATACAGCCTGGATCGCTTGATAAACTAAGTGGATATGTTGGTAAGAGATATGGAAAAACATACAAGGGATCTGATGTATATTTAGATACTGATGAGACTCTACGCAGCAGATATCAACTGGAACCGGGAGTAACGGTTGAGCAAGATCAAAAAATTGAAAAGTTCTATGACTATTTAGATTTTAGAAACATTTTAAATTATTTTGGTAACGCCAGCGAAAGAGACGACAAGATAACATACCAGGAACACTACAGTTGGAATCCTCCAATTGACTGGGACAAGTTTGTAAACTATAGAGAATATTATTGGGTTCCAGCAGGACCTCCTTCTATTCCGGTTTATGGACAAACAAAGGATGTTGTTAGCACCTATAAGGTAAACCAAGGACCTTTATCAACATGGGTATTAACACCAGATGGAGTTAGCAGCAATCCAACAATTACTCTGTATAGAGGTCAAAAATATATTTTTGAAGTAAACAGCCCCAAGGAAGGTTTTACTCTTAGAACAAATTATGATACTGGATCTTTAATTTATGATCCGTTGAAAACATATGCGGTAGGAGATCTTGCTGTTTATGATAATAAATTATGGCGTGCAAAAAACGAAGTCATTGCAGGCGACGGTTCGACAATAGATTTAGAAACACAGGATTGGGAACTGGTTGATGACAATGCAACTTCTCAATCATTAAACTATAATGATGGAGTTACGAACAACGGAGTAGAAGTAGGAACACTTACTTTTGAAGTTCCTTTAAATGCACCGGATGCTATATTCTACCAGAGTTCGCTCGATCCTAATAGATTAGGAAGATTTGTAATCGCAGACATTGATTCAAACACCTATATAGATGTTGAAAAAGAAATTATAGGTAAGCAACAGTATAAGAGTGCTAACGGAATAGAACTTTCCAATGGCATGGTGCTAGAATTTAGAGGTGAAGTTGAACCATCAAAGTATGCTACTGATACGTGGTTAGTTGAGGGCGTTGGAAAAGAAATACATCTAATTAGATTTGCTGATTTGGTTCCACCTATTGTAACTTCTGATGTTCCTGAAATATTATTTGATAACGAAGGATTTGACACACAACCTTTTGATGATGCAAGCCAATATCCTGCAATAAAAGATTATGTCACAATTAACAGAAGCAGCAAGGATTCGAATCCATGGAGTAGATATAACCGTTGGTTCCATAGAAGTGTTTTAGAAAATGCTTATCAACTTAGAGATGAAGATTTTGATTCTATAGAAACTGCAAGAGCAAAGCGTCCTATTATAGAATTCCATCCTAATATTAAGTTGTTTGATCACGGAGCAACAGCCAAGACAACTGTTGACTATGTTGACGATTATACAACGGATATTTTTTCAACAATAGAAGGAAGCACGGGATACAGCATTGACGGTGAATTCCTGTTCCAAGGCGCTAGAGTCTTGGTAACGGCAGATACAGACGGCTTAACAAACAATAAAATTTATGTGGTGAATTTTATTAATCAAAATGGTCGCAGACAAATTAACCTAAGAGAAGCAGACGATGCTGAAAGTATAATTGGCGAATGCGTTCTGGTTCGTAGAGGAACTGCGAATGCCGGCAAGATGTATGACTACGATGGAACTAGTTGGAAACGCAGCCAAGAAAAAACAACAGTCAATCAAGAACCTCTCTTTGATGTTTTCGATGACAACGGAATTTCTTTCGCTGATGCTGACACATATCCTGTAAGCACATTTGTTGGTTCTAAAATAATAAGTTATAAGAAAGGTAACAGTGTTGTTGATTCCGAACTAGGATTTAGTCTTTCATACCTAAACATAGATAATGTTGGAGACATTTTATTCAATTGGAACCTTGATGTGGATTCCTTTGTCTATACCGTGAATAGACAGGAACTAACCAAAAATATAAACACAGGTTACATTAAAATTAATGGAGACCTGGATAACGGTTGGAAACAAACTGAAAGAGATTTCCTACAACCTATTATTGATAGTGCAAAAATTCAAACCGAATCTAATTCAGTCACACTAACATCTGTAGACTGGAGCAAATTACCAGACGAGCATAGCATTGTTGTTTATGTAAACTCTGAGAAAACTGAAAGTTACACAAGAGATGCTGGAACGTTTACGTTTGATAACACTTTAGCAGTTGATGATATTGTAACCGTTAAAATTGTAGCAGATGTCAATCCTAATACTGGATATTACGAAATTCCAGTTGGACTTGAAAAGAATCCTTTAAACGAAAACCTAAATGAGTTTACACTAGGTGAAGCATTGGATCATGTTAAGAGCGGTTTAGAATTTGATACTAGATTTACAGGCAATCTTCCTGGAAGATCCAATCTAAGAGATTTATCAAATTTCCAAGAACACAGCAAGAGATTTTTAAAACACAGTGGTATCAGTGCAAGTGCTTTGTCTATTCTTGTAGACAAAGAATATAATATTATTAAAGCATTACAATTTGCTAAAAAACAATATACAATCTTTAAAGATAATTTTCTAAAGAAAGCAATTGAAATTGAATTCGAAGGTAACACTGCAAATTTTGTAGATAAGATAATTGAGGATCTAACAAAAACCAAGAGCATTAATAGTCCGTTTGCTGATTCTGATATGATTGGTAGTGGAGCATTTACTGAGATTACTTATAATGTTGAAGATCCAGGCATCAAGACGTTTACACTAAATGAAAAATTTGATTTAGAAACTCTTAGCAGAAAAGCAGTTTATATCTATTTAAATGATACACAATTGCTTGCAGGAAGAGATTATGAGTTTGATTCAACGTTTGGTTATGTAACAATTAACGCTAGTTTAGTTGAAGGAGATGTTTTATCGATTAGAGAATATGTTTCCACATCGTTCAGCCATATACCACCGACACCTACGTCATTAGGATTATACAAGAAATATACTCCTATGAAATTTATGGATGATACCTATAGAGAGACACAGGAAGTTATTCAAGGACACGATGGTAGCATTATAATTGCCTATGGCGACTTTAGAGATGATTTATTATTAGAACTTGAATACAGAATCTATAATAACATCAAGAACGAATATGATCATGAAGTATTTGACATTGATAATAGTCTAGGTGGATATTATGGTAATGCATTGTTTACAAAAGAAGAATTTGATAGCGTTACCAATCAAGAATTTTTAAGATGGGTAGCAAACACAAACCTTTCATACACTCTTAACGAATACTTTGTTGATGGCGAACCATTTACATATACCTATTCGCAAATGGCAGATCCAACCAAGTCTGAAAATTTACCAGGATGGTGGAGAGGAGTTTATAAGTATTTTTACGATACAGATAGACCACATCGCTGTCCATGGGAAATGCTTGGGTTTAGTGAAAAGCCTACGTGGTGGGAAGAAGAATATGGTCCAGCACCATATACTAGCGGTAACTTAATTTTATGGGAAGACATCAGAGATGGTTATGTGAGAGGAGGTCCAAATCCAGGACCGGTCAAACGATATGCAAGGTCTTCAATACTAAACCATATACCGGTTGATTGTGACGGAAATCTTTTAAGTCCATTGGATAGTGGTATTGCTACAAACTTTACCCTTATAAACAATAAGGGAAGTTTTAAACTTGGCGATGTATCACCTGCTGAATATGCCTATAGATCAAGCAGCGAGTTTCCTTTTGTTACAACAATTGCTCTTTGTTTATTAAGACCATTTGAATTCATAATTGCCAACTTTGATAAGGCAAAAACAAAACGTAATGCAGTCAATCAAATAGTTGATAATGTTACGAATAATTTCTTAAGAACAACTGACTTAAAATTACCAGTTGCCGGAGAAACATTAACTAGCGGTTTAGGATTTTATCTTTCAGCACTTTCAAAATCATCAGGAAAGACAGTTTCCGATGCACAGGCAATGTTGGATAATATAAATGTTAAATTATCAAACAGGCTATCTGGATTCGTTGATAAGGAACAGCAAAAATATTTACTAGATTCCAAGAACCCTAGTTCTTCGAGTAGCAGTATTTTTATTCCTAGCGAAAACTTTGATATCATCTTTAATGTAAGTGCTCCTATTCTCAGCATTGCATACAGTGGCGTAATATTTGAAAAGTCTGAAGGCGGCTGGGTAGTAAATGGATATGATGATGTAAATCCTTACTTTAACTATTTCAATGCCATTCCTAATCAAAAGGATCCTGTCATTAGCGTTGGCGGTGTCAGTGAAACTTTTGTAGTCTGGAGTGCCAACCAAAGATATAATAATGGCTCCATAATTGAATATAGAAATGATTATTATAGAGCAACTTCAACACACACTAGTGATACAACTTTTGATAAAAGTTATTGGCAAAAACTACCTCAACTGCCGGTTAAGAATGCGGTTGAAGCACAGAGAAGAAGAAACTTTAACAAAACATCTATCAGACAAATAAGTTACGGAACCAAGTTAACCAGCGTTCAGGATGTTGTAGATTTCTTGTTAGGTTATCAGGCTTATCTTGAAGCACTTGGATTTAAATTTGAAAACTACAATAGAGAAAATCAAGTAGTCCAGGATTGGGTAACAGCAAGTAAAGAATTTATGTTCTGGACAAGACAGAACTGGGCAGTAGGATCATTGATTACACTGAGTCCTGGTGCGGAAAAATTAACCGTGACAACACCTGTCGGTGTTGTTGATAATCTGCTTAATAGTTTTTATGAATATAACATTCTTAAGGATAATGGTGAACCATTAGATCCTAAGAATATTGATGTAACTAGAGATTTCCAAACATTTACTATTAACACAGTTAACACGACACAGGGCATATATTATCTTAAGATGAATTATGTTCTGAAAGAACATGTAACGGTGTTTGATGACAGAACAGTTTTCAATGATGTTATCTTTGACAAGAAAACAGGTTATAGACAAGAAAGAATTAAAAGTATAGGGTTTAGAACAGTAGACTGGGATGGAGATTATACAAGTCCGGGTTTCTTGTTTGATAATGTAAACATAGCATCATGGCAGCCTTATAAGGATTATAGACTTGGTGATATTGTTTCCTATAAATCATACAATTATACAAGCATTAAGAATCATACCAGCGGACAGGAATTTAATAATGACAGTTGGACATTACTAGATTCCACACCCGAAAAACAATTAATTCCTAACTATGATTATAGAATTAATCAGATGGAAGATTACTTTGATGTTATGTCGCAGGGTCTTGGACAGAGTCAAAGAGAACTAGCAAGACACACCATTGGATATCAAACAAGAGAATATCTACAGAATCTAGCAGAAGATGATACAACACAATTTAGATTGTATCAGGGATTTGTTAGAGAAAAAGGAACATCAAATTCTATCGTCAAGTTATTTGGCAAGGTTGGGCGTTCAAGAAATCAAAGCGTAGAATTAAAAGAAGAATGGGCGTTTAAACTGGGCGAGTTTGGCGGAAGTGATCAGTCTAAGAATATTGAATTAAATTTAAAAACTGATGAATTTGAATTGAATCCTCAGCCCATACTTGTGGTATCAGATAAACAGGGCGATTATCTTGATAGATACTACAGACTAGATCAAGCAGATTTTAATTTTGCTCCTATTCCTTATACGACTGCTATTAATAAAGTTTCTTATGATAGTCTTCCTGTCAAGACAGCAGGATATGTCAAGATAGGACAAACAGAGCATACTGTTAAAACTAGAGACGACATCCTTAATATTAACATAGATGATTTTTCCAATAATGATCATGTATGGATTACTTTTGACAATCAGTCATGGACAGTATTAAGAGGAAATTATTATTATGATCTTCCTATAGTCCATGCAGAATCAGATGGAACAACAGTAACAATTACATTTAATAAAAGACACAACCTATCAGTTGATGATATAATTGGTGTTAACATTGATGGTATAAAAGGATTCCATAAGGTTACTTCTATAATTTCAGGAACTGGAGACGGTAGTTCTTATAGCAGAGAGTTTGGTTTACAGTTTGAAGTTGATGAAGCACCCAATCTTGAATTTGAATCAAGTAGTTTAACATATCCTATGCTTTTCACAACAGCGAGATTTGATGATTATAATTCAATGGATGTGGAAAAAGTTGCACTTCTTGAAAAAGGATCAAAACTCTTTGTTGATAAAAATAATGATCAGCAATGGGAAGTTGTTGAAAAGAAAAAACAGTATGATCCAAAATTAATAGAATCGTTTGGAGTCTCTGTTCCTTCAAGAACTGGTTATAAAGTTTTATATGCTTCTGCACAAAAACAAAGCATTGTTTCAATACCAGGAAGCGAAAGAGTAGTTTGTTACTTTGAAACAAATACCGGGTTGTCAACAAAACAAATACTAGAACCACTCAGTGGGTTTGTTGATTTTGTAAAAGGAACATTTGGTGAGGAACTTGCACTAAGTCCTGATAACAAGTGGTTGGCAATTGGTTCACCTCGTGCAAGCGGAATCACAAGTAATTACAAAGGAACATTCCAGCCTAATGCAAATTATGCGGCTAATGATATTGTGTTGTATGCCGGAACTTTATGGAAAGCAAACAAATCAATAGTGGGAGATGGAAGCACGATAAATGTTTACTCTGAAGATTGGGTTGAAGTTAATAACATAGAAGCACTGGAAACTGGATCAAGTGATGGCTTTGAAGAGCAGGGAATGATCGATTTGTATGAATACTCTGCTCAACAGTGGAACTATCATGGAAGTTTTGTAAGTCCAAGACCAGACTCTGATAAATTGTTTGGTTCCAAGATTGCATTGGCACTAGATGGAACAAAATACAGCATGGTGGTTACATCACCAGGAACGAATAATAACAAGGGCAGAGCATACATCTATGAATATGATTCCACAACACTTGAATGGAATCTAATAAACAATAACAATTTCAGAGGAGTCTACGAGCCAGGCGGTATGATTGATGCCGTTGACATACTTGTTGGTAGAACCTACACAATAAGTTATGTTGGAACAACCAACTTCATGGAAATGGGTGCAAACTCAAATACAATAGGAATTGAATTTGTAGCAACTGAATCAGGATCGGGTGATGGTGTTGTTACACAGAATACATTCTATCCCAAAGGAAGTGTTGTATACCATGAAGGTTATTTGTGGGAAGCATTGGCAGATAATGCGGGCGATGGAAGTTCAATAACACTGGAATCAAATGACTGGATTAGATTAGACGAAATCAATACATCATCAAGCCTACCACAGAGCGTTGCATTGGTTGACGACGGTTCCACCCTAGCAGGCGGAATTTTAAGTCCAACACAACTTGCTGAATTAATAAGTGAGGGTGATAAGTTCGGTGGCTCACTGGCAATGGATTATACGGGTAACACTTTAATTATAGGTGCATCGGAAGCAGACGGACAATACTTCTCGAACTACAGAGGTTTGTGGCAAGCAAACTTTGAGTATTCAGCAGGCGATACAGTAAAATTTGAGGATGGTTATTATCAGTTGGTCAATGAAGGCGATGATGCAGTTGCTGATGGTAGCACACTTAGAAGTTATAACCAAAGACCGGAAAATGGTCTTCCTTGGATTAGCGTTGGAGATAGTTCTTCAGATGCTGTTGGAAAAGTTTTTGTTTATCAGAAGAATGATAGCGGAATATACAAATTAATACAAACAATTACTACAGAATCTCTACAAGAGTTTAATGATATCGGCACAGCCGAAGCAATTAGTAGCGGTGATTTATTTGGTTATGCTCTAGACATAGATTATGCAGGAAACACTTTGGTCGTAACCAGTCCAAAAGCAGATAAAAACTTCCAGAATCAAGGAAGTGCCTATGTGTTTAAGTTTGAATCGGATTCCACATTCACAGGATTTAGACTAAAACAAAAGATAGAAAGTTATGCTAGGTATCCAAACGAATACTTTGGTCAGAGCATTTGTATTTCAGATGATACCAGTAGAATAGTTGTAGGTGCTAGTAACAGTCCTTACTCTCTGCCAATTAGATTTGATGGATCTCAAACACAATTTGATCAAGGAAGCACTTCATTCAAGACACTGGATGGATATTCAGGTGCAGTTTATGTGTTTGAAAGAAAACAGGATAGATACTTCCTTGCTGAAAAATTAGAAGATGATCTATCACTGAACGAATCGTTCGGACACAGCATTTCTTGCACATCGGATCTTGTATTGGTGGGTTCACCTAATTACATAACTCCTGCTCCTCACAACGAAACACTTGCTTATGACGGAGACAAAACTGGTATGGCTAGACTGTTCAAGAAACAGACAGGCATAAACAGTTTAGAAAGAATAGGAATTCAACCACAGACAGTGGACATTGAAAATATCAAGAGAATTGCACTGTATGATAAGGGCAGTGATGTAAAAATTCAAGATATTGAAATGGTTGATCCTGCCAAGATGAAAATCTTAGCATCTGCGGAAAGAAATATTTCCTTTAAGACTCCGTATGATCCTGCCGTGTATACACTAGGAACGGAAGATGTTGTTGTTGACGATTCAATTGCTTGGTATAAAAAGAATGTAGGAAAACTTTGGTGGAACCTTTCAACAGCCAAGTGGATTAATTATGAACAGGGAGATACATCCTACAGATCAGCAAACTGGGGTAGACAGGCAGAAGGTTCAAGCATAGATGTTTACGAATGGGTTGAATCAAAATTATTACCTAGCGAATGGGCATCGGTTGCAGATACTAACGAAGGACTCAGATTAGGAATTTCAGGACAACCTTTATATCCTGATGATACTGTATACTCGGAAAAACAACTTTTAAATGTTAACACTGGCGAAGTTACAGAAACATTATACTACTATTGGGTAGTTGGAAAGACGACCGTTCCTAGCAATGTGTTAGGAAGAACAGTTTCAGCAGCAGAAGTTGCAACAACAATTAGTGATCCAAGTTCGGTTGGAAATACATTTGTTGCTCTTGCTGATAGCAACAAAATTATTTTTTACAATTATAGAAATATTGTTTCTTCGGATGAAACAATACTTAATATTGAATATTATACAAACTCTGCCGCCAAAAATGCAATACACAATGAATATCAGTTGTTAACCGAAGGTGTTGCTGATAGTGTTCCTGCGGATAAACTTGAAAGAAAATGGATTGACAGTTTGGTAGGGTATGATAAGGAAGGTAATAGAGTTCCTGATCCTAACTTACCTGATAAACAAAAATATGGTATTTCGTTTAGACCTAAACAGAGCATGTTTGAAAATAGAAAACAGATACTCGGTCAATCAATCCAACACGTAAATGAAATATTAATCAAGGAACC